GTATGTTAATTGATTAACCGCGGAACTTGTAGCTGTTAATAAAAATAATTCATTACCATTTGTATCTAAAATAGATGTTCCTATTTTAGGTGATGTTAATGTTTTGTTTGTTAAAGTTTGTGTACCAGTTTCTGTTACTGTGCCTGCTGTAGCTAATGATATTTCTACTATATTAGGATTAGTTCCATCATCACCTTTTGCAACAACTAATTTATCTCCTTTATCTGTAGCAGAAAAAGTTACGGAACTTCCTGATCCAGAAGTATATTTAAACTGAACTGTATAAGAACCAGAACTAGAATTTCTTAAAAGATAAAAATTTTGCACATCAAGAGGTATTGTAACAACTGCATTACCAGATAATGAACCTGTAAATTCTATTATTCTATGTGCAAGAACATCTCCTGTTCCTCCATCACTACTCGTTAAAGCAACAGTTCCGCCACTAGTTAAAGCTTGTTGTGTAAACCCACCAGCTATTTGTTCAACGACTTGTAAATTAACGTTTGTTTTATTTCCCCATGTACCAGCGTTTTCACCAGTTTGTTGAAGTTCTATACCGAGTGGTGTGTATGTTGATGCCATAAATTTTTATCTCCTATGCAGCGTCACTATAACTTGTATTTGATCCAGTTGCAACATCCGAATATGTATCATTCGAACCTGTTGAAACAGCACTATATGATGTATTTGAACCAGTGTCAATATCACCATAAGCAAAGATGTCTACTGTTCCTATATTAAATGTTGCTGATTGACCTGTTAATCCAACCTGCATATCAACAACTGTAAGTGATCCGACACTAGCACTGAATGATACTCCAGTTAATCCTAATGTCATATCATTAGGATCTAAAGCTCCAACACTAGCTGTAGCTGATTGACCTGTTGGTTGTGCTAACGCACCACCTAGTCCAACAAGAGAACCTTCTTGCACCTCCATTGACAAACCACTGACTATAGCGGTTGCATTTGGTAAAGTTACAGAACCTAAACTCGATGTTACTAATTGTCCAGATAATGTAACTTCTTGAAGCACTGTTGCTGTAGCTGTGCCTTGTGAAGAAGTTATAGATAAACCTGAAGGTTGAACAGTATCATTTGGAGCAAACGCAGTTCCTTGAGAAGCGGTAAAAGATATACCTGTTAGACCAACTGTTAAATCATTAACACCAGGAGCTCCTATTGCTGAAGTTATGGATTGACCAGTTAAACCAACTGACATTTCTGTTGGTGCAATAGAACCAACAGAAAAAGTTGCAGACACTCCATCAAATCCAACTCCTATATCTGGTAAACTTATTGAACCAACAGATGCAGAAAAAGATTGTCCAGTTAAACCTTGATGAACATCATCAACAGTTACAGATCCTACACTAGCTGAAATTGATAAACCAGATGGTTGAGCAACAGCATCTTTTAATTCACCCCATTCATCTTCACCCCAGGACTTTGCACCCCAACCTGTTTTTAAAGTTACGGCTTCATTCCAATTAGCCTGTCCCCAGGTTAATCGGCCCCATCCTGAAGTCACCGACATGGCTGACCTCCTATGCTAATCTGATGATTGCGTTACTTGCGTCTGCTGCTGGAAATTCTATTTTAAAAGTTCCGTTACTTGCTGTTTTATCTCCACCGAATGCGATGATAGCAACAGCATCTGTAGTTGATGAACCACCGTTTGTTGTAGTATTATAAATCATTGCTCCATTTGCAGTAAAAGATGCAGAAGAATAAGTTACGTCTGCAAAATCAACGAAAGCTGTTGTTGATGAAAGAGAAACACCATTGTTTGTAAGTGTAGCCCCACCTGCAGTGTATGCAGATCCAGATGTATTTGATATTTCGTTTGATGTTGAATAGTCAGTAGTTGCTGCACCTAAAGAAGCAGAACTTGTAAAAAGAGCAATCTTAAAAGTGTGTCCACCAGAAGATTCAAAACTGTGTTTACCTTGTAAAAGCTCTTGTTTAAAGCTTGAACATATTGCTGATGATATTGCCATAATTTATTCTCCTACGGGTTTGGTGAGTTTATTGGTATACGAACAGCTCCATCAGTGTAGTCATCTCTTCGTCTTCTTCCAATTTGCTCACTAGCAAACTTTTGTACCTCTTGTTTATATTTATTTTCGTACAATGTCAACATATCCATAGGACCTTTTAAAAATCCATATGCTTCTGATAGACAACAATATAATAGACCATTTGAAAAATTCATACTAATATAATTAGTGTCATTATTCTCTAAAAGATCAGGCATTTTATTAAAATGCACTCTAAATCTATAAGTTGTATTAGGAACTGGAGCAAAAGCTATACGTCCAGATGTTGTGTCAGACTCTCCTGTGCCACCACCAAACATAGCATAATATTTAGGTTGACCTTGAGCTGCTGATGTACCCGTAACATCTTGATACTCTTGTAGATATGTATAGTCTTTTTTCTCTAACCATCTATTAGCCCCTGTGGTTTCAGATCCAGCTGTATCATAAACTTGTATACCTCTTATAAATAATGCTCCTGCTGGAGCATTAATTGATTCTTGTCCTGCAACTAAATTACCTAATTGTTGTTTTCTATCTGCATCAATAGGAACATCTCTAAAAATTCTATATTGTGCATTTAAAATTATATTTTCTAAAACAGCATCTGTTAAAACATTAGAATCTGTTTCAGTATAACTTCTAATTTGTGTTTTTAATCCTGATGCACTTAATCCAGCCATTACGCTACTATCTCCTGACAACGTGGACAAGATTTTCTAAACCTTAAATGTCCTGAACAATGCTCTGGTTTTTTTTCAGTTAATATAATTGGTTCTTCTTTTTTAGGAATAAACCAACTTTTAATTTTATTAATAATTTTTTTTATCATGATTCTAAACTGACTGGACCAATCGAACAGCCATTTCCTCCTCCTCTTGTTTGCCCTACTGTAGCAGTATTTGTAACAACAGTAAAATGAAAAAAATTATTTAATGAATAATCTGTTGTAACTCTTTGATCTATTCCACTTATTGTTTTATATAAACCAGTTGTTATTGTATATCCTGCAGATCTTTCTATATTTGATCCTGATATTCCATCAAAATTAAGTATACTAGAAAAACCAGAAACAGGGGTTCCAGATGCTCCTGTATTAGGATTGTATGGTGATCCAGTCCCTGGTGAAACTTTTACTGATCCTCTAAATCTATGTGTTTCTCCATTTGTTAAACCATGACCAGGTGCAAAAACATTTATTATTGCAGAACCTGCTTTAAAAGTTTCAAAAGGATTATTTCTTAAATTTAATAAAACAGAAGGTTCACTTCTTCCAGGTCTTACATGTCTTAAAGATATACCATCTGCAGATAATGGTTTTGGTTCTAATTGTGGTTGTTTAGGTTCAAATTCAGATACATGAACAAAAGAACCATTCCATTCTCTAACCATTTCTCTATATGGAAATTCCATACCAGATCTATCTGATATTGCTTTTGCATATTTTCCTGTTGCGTATTTTGGCATTATGCTCCTGGGTAATAAGCTTTTGGTGTTATGTGTGTGCTTGAAGATGAACCATCCTCTGCAAGCGCTCTTTGTAGTTCATCCTCATAATATAATTTCATTTGTTGAGTAAGTTGTGGTTGATATTTTTGTGATAAATAAAAAGCTAAACCAGCTGTCATACAAGGAACAAATCTAAAAGGAACATCTGTTGCATTTGTATAATCACCTACATCTTGAATTCTTTTAATATAATAAAAATGCATATCTTTAGATGCATTTGTAGAATCTGGTGTTGGATAGACATGTACTCTAACTTTATCAATAAATCTTTCTACCCAATACTGGTTAGGTGTTCCTTTAGATAATTTGTTTGAGAATCCTGCGTATGTAGACCTGTCTACTTTTGTCATTGGACTATCTGATTGTGTAGTTTGAGTTCTATTAGATCTTAATTGTGCTTCAAGGACATCGGATATTCCATATATACCATTTGGATTTGATACGGCACTTGTGCCATCATCGCTTGATCTGAAGAAATCATATTCTGCTTGACCTTCAATTAAATCTAAATCAAGTTCATCTATTTCCCAATAGTGAATACCTCTATTTCCCCACTCTTGAAATAAAATATTAAGAGATCGTCTTGCAGATTTAAGTTGATAACCTGCAACATTTTGTAGTCCAATACGTTCAAAAGCATCTTCTACTATTTCGTCAATAGCAAAAGTTTTATCAAACGTTGTCGTTCCAGAGGTAGTGTTAGCCATTTAACCTCCTAGCCAGTATAGCCAATAGTAACAGAATCTGTAGTAGTTAAATCTAAATATACTCCTGTTTCAAATCTAATACCATTTCCTGGAACATAGATATCTAAACCTTCACTACTAAATTTAGCTTGGAATTGTAAAGAACCACCTGTTCCTGTTCCATCGTGTAATTTAACTAAACAGTTAGTTCCACCATGAGCTTGTATGTATGTAACTCTACAAGGCCCTATGTTAGTAGAACCACCAGTAATAGTTTTAAAATTTCCATCTGCTGTTAGTGTACTAAACTTCTGATCTGAACTCATATTTTTCTCCTTAAATTATGTGGGGCCGAAGCCCCACATTAATTAATTATTACGCTATTGTTGCAATAGGAGTTGATAAAGTCTCAGCTCTATAAGTTGAGTTAGTACCATCATCCTTAATGCAAGTTAATCTTACTCTAGCATTTACTGCAGTTGAGTTAGGTAATGTTAAAGTATCACCTGCAACATCACTTGCTGGGTTAGCAGCTGTTCCACCCATAAGCGAAAGCGCACCAAAGAAATTTGATACACCTGAACCAGGTAAAACAAAAGTAACAGTTTTAGAACCACCGACAGCAGTAGTTACGAAAAACTCATAAGTATTTCCAACATTAGCTGTGCTTAGAGCAGGCATGTTAACAACAATATCGCCTGTTCCATCAACTTCAAAAATTGTTCCTGATTGAGCAGTAGTTAAAGTAGTTGTTACATCACCACCCGTATTTAAAGTCGAGTTGTCTACTGTTTGTCTAAAGTTTGGTCTAGCATCATAAGTAGCTTCAACCGTGATAGCACCTGTTGTGCTATTTTTTGTTATTTGTTCGAAACCGTTTTCCGATCGTACTGGTCCCGAAAATGTAGTATTTGCCATAATTATATCCTCCTAGTTTCTGAACATAGTCTCTAGGCCGTCGACTATACGCGTCTATGTTCTAATTAATTGTATAGTGATAAAACTATATACTACATTTTAGTAGAGTGCAAGAGAGCCTGTAGTGTGAATGTGATTTATTCAACAATGTAGCTTTTTACTAAGTAGCTACTGAAACTTGCGGAGCTGCACCTTCGACAGTATTCTGTCTGTGGGCAATAGCTGCTTCTTCCAGCTTGATCTTTGTGATGACTTCTTTAACTTTGTCATCAATTCTGACCATTTCAAGAGTGTATCTATTATTACCTAGATACTCCTGTTCCCACTTCAACTCCAAGGACCTTTTTTGTTTGTATAGGTCTTGTATCATCAACAACCTCCTCATAGGTTATTCTATTAATCTTGTCATTATAACTATTTCCAAGATCTTCCCACTTTATAACGTTTTCTCCAAGTTTGTCAAGGATTGCATTTTCTAAGGATTGTGGGTCATCTAGGGACAAAACATCAAATCTTGCATGATGATCGTACGCCCAAATATTTACTATAAATTTTTTCATGAATCTC